CAGACCGCCATCCGGCTGTTCTCTCGGTGTGAAACTGAGATACCGCTCCATCAACTCGCAACGCTTGGTGTTGCGGCTGGCATCCAAACCCTCTTGTTGCATCCGCTGCTGGTACTGGCCCATTGCCGCCTGATACTGCTGGGCGGCGGTCTGGTACTGGTACATCGCCATTGGGTCTTGCTGGGCTTCAGGCGGCGGCGGTTGCGGCGGTTGGGACGGAATGCCAAACAGTTCCGGCCCGAATTGCAACGGTTCATAAGGCCGGACAGCACGGTGCGGGTTCTTGTGGTAGAGCGTGGGACCGAAGATAGCCACCAACTCGAACGCCTTGCCCATGCTAAACTTGAACGGACTATGGATCGTCTTGCCGAAGCACTTGCGCTGGAACTTGGCCTCCCAGAACTTGCGGCTGGCGGAATCGAAGAACGTCATGCACTGCTCGGCCACGTCGTTGAACTCTTTTTTGGCCTCCTTGGCAAGCGTAATTTTGCCGAGCCAGCCCTTGACGATCGGAGCCAATTCTTCTTCAGCGGTTGTGGACATGGTTTACACCGCGACCGGGGTTTCGGCGTTTTCTCTCATGCGCCGCCAGCGTTGGGCGACAAGTTGCGAATTCCACTCGCCAGAGCCGGTGAACTTCCGCATCTCTTCGGCGGCGTCGGCCGGCTTCATGTTGACGTCGCGCAGTTCCGCCAGCTTGACGGCAATCTCGGCCGGAGCCTTTTCGGCAAACGGCTCGATTGCAGTAAGCGTGGCCTGCGTTTCTGGTACGGAGACTTCCGGGTAATTCGACCGGCCGGGCCGCGGTGCCGGCTCGGCATAGTCCCACACGCCGCCGAAATCACTGCCGCCGTAACGCCCTTGCTGGGGATGGTCCAGCAACCGCGGATCGTGCATGTGGAACACGCCCTTGCGGTAGAAAATCTTGCCAACAACATGCACTTCCAACTGCAAGACACCTTCGCCATTGGTGCCGAGCACCAGTGCAGGCATCCCCGCAGTGCGATTGGCATTGCGTTCCTGGAAGTACAGACACCACTCAGTCAGGTTCAGGGTCGGTTTCGGTTCTGGCATCGCATCAACTCCTTGTCAGGCCGCTCCTGCCGCGGACACCGTGCCCGCACCCAGGTAGCAACTCCGGTCATTCTTCAGTCGTGGAATCCCGGCGTTGCGGTAGCGTTCCTCCAGCCAGTCTTCCGTACTCTGTTCTTTCTTCTCGTACTGCGCCTTCGGCACCCATTGCGGATCGAAGGCCGCGATGTATGCGCCGCAATCCGGCAAGTCCGAGTGTTTGCGCACCACCTTGTCCATGACTTCCGTTCTCTGCACCTGGAGTTTGTAGAGCCGCATCTGCTTCTGGAGCCAGACGGTCTTATGATCGACTACGATCAATTTCGTGGTGCCGTCTTCGCGCGGAATCATCCAAGAGCGCAGGATCATGTTGCGGCCGTTGGTATCGGGACTGCCGGGGAAGAAACCGTTGCCAGACCGCGCACTGACCAAGCCTGCGCGCTTGAAGGCTTCCGTAAGTTGCTGCTTGGAACTTTTGCCGGACGTGAATTGCACCTGCCGGCCAAACTGTTCGTCGATCACAAAGGCGTCCCACAACATGCAGGAGTACCGGCTCATGGTGAACTGCGCCAGTTCGTCGGGCGAAAATCGCAGGCCATAGATTTCATCGAAGGCCACTACGTGGTCGCCGAACTTCGGCGGCGGAATGGTCATCATCAGGACGGCCGGATGCGCCGTGCCCGGATCGACCGCCAGGAAGTTGGTCCAGTCTTCGCTGGGGATATAATTCAATCGTTGCAATTCATCGGCCAGGGCCTTCGGGCACCCGCTGCCGCGCATGCCATGAACCTTGAGATTGAAATGCGGAAAAACCAACTGGTTCTCGGTCAGAAACTCGCCGCGATCGCGGGAACGGGAAACTTCCGGCCCCCAGGCTTCCAACCGTTTCTGCACTTCGTCCTTGGGTAAGAAAGGGTTTTCCGAACCAACCAGGATGATCTCCATTACGTCGGGATTTTCCCGGTCGGCCTGCGCCTGGGCGCGGTCGGACACGTTGTGCATCGCCGCATTGACTGTCTGGGGCCATGCCGCCCAGATAATCCGTCCGCGCACGTCGGTCAAACGACTCAACCATTCGTCGTAATGCTCCTCCCGCTCGATGTCTTCGTCGATCAGGATGATATGCACGGCCTCACCCTTGCCGGCCTGCCCGCCGGAGGTCATGCCGTGAATCTCCGTGCCGCTTTTCAACACGCAAAGCTCAAAACAGCCTTGCACTTTTCCGTTCCATGCCCATCCGTCCGGGGATTTTATGAACCGCTCGGGAATCAACGGCGGCGACGGACGGGTCTGTTCGCGGGGCACCTCGCCTTCGCGCCACGGCTGCCAACTCCGCCATTTCTTCGTTACCGGATCGCGCAAGATTCGGAACAACCCCGGCCGGAAGAGTTTGCGGTGGATGCGGGCGATGTGTTTCTCGTTGTAGCCAATGACCCAGGTGAGCAACGGTTCGTCGCGCGGATATTGGAACGGGATTTCATTGCCGTTGTGGTCCAACAGCGGGATTCCCGTCACGGCCGATGCGAACTCCGCCACAGCGCACGTCGTTTTGCCGCTGCGTACCCCTCCGCGGATGAGTCTCTCGGATGCCCTGGACAGGTGGAATGGGAGTTGCGACGGCATACAGCGGTAGAGGCGCAACGCCTCGCCATCCCGCCGCAACGCCTCTTGCGCGAGTTCCACGAAACGAGTGTCGGCGTTGGTGCTAACCTGCGGCAACATGGGGCTTGTCGGCCTCTTCCGGGGCGAATACGCGGAGTTTCACGGACAGCAACTCGCTCAACTCTTCGCGGAGTTCGTTATCGTTCAGATCGGTCACTTCGCGCAGCGAGTGTTTGCTGGCCGCGTCAATCATGCGGCCCACGGATTCATAGGCCCGCAACCTGGCGGCACTGCCGGGTTTGCAGGCCCTGATTTGCTCGACCCATTCCTTGCACAACGCCGCAGGCCCGCCGAACTCGGCCACCAACTCCGCAGTGAGGGAAATGAAACTCGGGCATTGCAAACGGTTCTGATGCGCGGCGGCGACCAGCCGGTCCAGGCACTCCTTGGCGTCGGTCTTGCTCTTTTCCTCCAGCGCCCGAATGGCCAGGCCCGCGGGCGTCTTGCAACGCTTGCAAACAAAGCCGACGGGTTCTCCGAAGCGCGTCAGTTCATCCCAGAAATCAACCGTCGGCGGCAGCACATTCTTGCATTGCAGGCAGAGTTTCGGCGGCACTGTCACGACCCCAGACTCCACTTCCGGCATGACCCAGTTCTTCGGTTTGTTCGATATGGCACTCCTCCTTCTTCTCCGTCAATTCGGGCGTGGAATCCCAATCCAGGTCTTCCCAACCCGGCGCGTTGGCTTCGATCTTGCCCTGGTCGTGGTTGATCCCGCTCCGCACGGCGCGGGCGAACTTCTCCGCCACCACGTCGGCCGAGTAGATGCGCGGCTTACCCACGATCTTCTGTTTGATGTGTCCGACCCACGCCATCCAGTTGACGAACACGGGGTTGTAGCCCAGCTTCACGATCCCGGCCAGCGACACGTCGCGCGTGGCCGTCACGTCTTCGGTCGAGCATTTGGCGGCTTCGTACTCGTCTTCGTAGTCGTAGTAGAACCAAGGGCGTTCGGCCCGCTTCTTGTCCGCAACCAGCGCCTCGACCAGATTCCGCAGGTCGAGCTTCGTCAGTGGACCTTGCGGCAAACGCGATTCCCACTGCTTGACCAACTTGTCAACGATGCCCGATTTGCACGGCTCGGTAAGCTCGAAGCACCGCATATCCCAAAGGATCAAACCAGTCGGCAACGCGGGCGCTTCTTCGATGCCCACGCGACAGGCGGCTTCTTCCCGCGTCATCAGCGAGAGTTTCATGCCGTCGTCGCCCGGATTGTCGCTGGAGGAGTTGGCCCAGTTGAACATGTAGGGCAATTCCAACGGCGGCGGCCCGCAATAGGGCGCACCCACCACGCACGGCCCTTTGTCCCAATGATTCCAGATGAAGTCGAAAGACGATTCCCAGAACGGTGCGCTGCCGTCTTCGCCCAAGTGAATGTCCGGGGCCATGTCGGAATCAATCTGCAAGAGCAAATCCGCGCCCATACTCCGCGCCCAAAGAACCGAAGCATTGCGCAACATCGTGATCGGCGTGTCGCAAGAATCCCTATGGACGGTGGCGTGAATCCGTTTCTCGCGGCCCAGATTGTAAACCAACCGCATCAGGTACTCTTGCACCTTGGGACTACTCGACGGCAGACCGCCGTTTCCCCCGTATGAGTACGTCCCGATGGCTAATTTCAGTTGTCGTTCCTTCATAATCTTTACCTTTGGTCGTTTCGGGTTGGAAAGGTCTTTCGGGAGGTCTCGGGATTCGGGTTATGAAAACGGCTGGGCTGGTAGATGCCAACCCAGCCGCCCCGAAGGTCGAACGTTCGACACGA